GACAGGGCGCGAAAAGAACTGGGCATGCCAAGCTTACGCAAGCAGAGGGAGGGAAGCGATGACTGAGCAGGAAGTCAGAGATTTTATCCAAGAGTTTTTCATCGTGGATTCCCGCGAGAACCCAGAGTTTGAACGCGGCTGGAATGGGGCGGTTGCGCGCATTCTGGACGAACTGCAGAAGCGCCACGTCGAGCGGGAAGCGGAAGGATTGAATCAGGAGGACGGCGATGACTGAGCAACAATGGATTGAGTGCAAAACCCAACTGCCACAGGAAGGTGAAACAGTGGAAACCAAAATACACGATGAACACGGGGAGCGAAACATCACTCCGCTAAAACCGCGCGGCAGACTGTGGTATTACCCGGATGATTCAATGTACGTTTATTACGCACCGACACACTGGATGCCGATTCAGGAGGGAAGCGATGACTGAGGATAAAGACAATCTCATATTCACCGAAGAAGGCCCGTGCTATTTATGCCACGATACTCACACAGTAGACGTGACCCCCAAAGGCGGTCAGGCAAACGATGCGCGGGAAGACGAGTGTCCGTGGTGTCTGCGTCGGGAGTTGAACAAATTAAACGATCTTGCTTTGGAGCACTTCCATGAATGAGCAGGAGAAGCGGGTACGCCTAGCGCAATTGTTGGGCTGGAAGAATATCTGGCAGCGCAACACATATGACTACGCAGGTGTATCACCAACTGGCGAGGAAATAGATTTGCCCTGGTGGTGGTCAACACTTGATGACGCCCACGCACTCGGCGAAGAGATGATGCGGCGGGGCTTGATGGAAGAGTACATCGCGGCAATCTACGATCCTTATATCGCAATGCCGGACAGATTACCGTGGGAGCAATATCTGTTGCTGTGTCCCGCAAGCGTGAGGGCCGAGGCTGCGCTGGCGGTTTTGGAGAGGAAGGAGAAAAAATGAAACGATTACACATCGACCATAGGACAGCGTTCGAGACCGAGCAGGGATTATTAGGTCGGAAGGTTGCCGAGTTCGAGCAGGTTGAAGATGCGAGGCGATACAAGGCAATGCGGGATTTTATATCTCGTATAACAAATCATTTCGAGAATGCCGGACATCCAACTTGCCCTGATCCTTACTGCGACAAACTGGAAAACGAACCGCACAGTGAGGAATGTTTATTTGCTCCGTTGCTGGATGAGCATAAGCGAGACGAAGGGATGAGCGAGCAGAATCAATTTGAATATACAGAGGCGATAAGGGCTATTGATGCGAAGATTGCACAAGCTATTGGATGGAAAGATGTGCATTTCAACGGGCCAACTGACCGCCTCGCTAATAGATGGTATGGCGTTCCACCTGGTTTGCCGTCCCTGGAAAATAGTAGAGGCGGTGAATGGAATTATCCAAGGGAAATCCCACTCTATCACGCTGACCGTGACGCCCTGGCCGAGGCGCTGGAGTGGATGACAAAACAAGATCAAAAACAATGGTGGCGATTCGAGAAAGCATTGTTTAGCGTTCTTGGTGCGAAAAATAAATATTACACGTCAGACGTTCAAGCCGCGCTGCTCGCGCCACCGCACGTCGTAGCCGCTGCGTTGGCTGAGGCCGCAGGGAAGACGGACAAGCAGGCAGACGAGGACGAGGGGGAATAATGGAACACAATTTATTCAGCAATCCACTGATCGAGGTTCCGATTGTCCAACTGCTCTGGATATGGGGCGAGTTGGTGGAGTCATACCACGGCATCAACGGCTTTGGCGGGAATACCGCTGAGATTTACGCCTATCGCTTGCAGGGATATAGCCCGATGGCGCACACCCACAAAAATCAGCGGCAAATAGCAGACAAAGCGAATCAAGCAGCCAGCGCCATTGTCGCCTTATGCGAAGAATTTCAGCGTGCGCACGAATGCACCATCCTGCTTGACGGTCAAGGTTTAAATGCATGGTTGACCACTCATCGACATGGTGAGTTCGATCATCGCGTGCACGTTCAAGTTACAAAATGACTGAAGAACAAAAACGAGAGATCAAAGCCTGCATCCGGTTCTACGAGCGCCACGGGCGAGACTGGTCGAGCGCCGTCACATTCCTAGCCTGCAAATACGAGGGAGTGCTAGATAGAGTGATTGCGCCGCATCGCTATTGTTTTCGCATGGGACGCAAAACAGCGACTGAGAAAATCAGCAGAAAGACTAAGAGGAGCAACTAACGCCGCGTGCGGAGGGAATGATGGATAAATACATCTTAGAAGGTCGCACACCAAAAGCAGTAGCCGACTTGATTGAATGGGCGCGATGGTTCGAGAAGGCGGATAGACATGTAGCACGAGATGAGATTAACGGCATCCTCGTCTCGACCGTCTTTCTCGGTCTAGATCACGGATGGGGCATGCATAGTCGGCCAGTCCTATTTGAAACGATGGTCTTTGGCGGGAAGTATGACCAGTCACAGGAGCGTTATTGCACATGGGATGAGGCCGAAGCTGGACATAAGCAATGGTTAAAGAAAGTGCAGGATAGCGAAGAGTGGCCAAGCGAGATAGAGCAATGATGCACCAAAACTAGACTTTTGCTTGACAGGCGGGATGGAATTTAGTATTCTCTGCGTGGAGGTTAGATATGAGGTTCAATTACGAAGACATTAACGTAAGCATCGGGCGCACAGAGAACGCCAGAGGCGAAGGATGCCTCTGGACAGATCATATTAAAAATACGCTTGCGGCTGCGATCCGTGAGCGCAAACCCACGATCATTAAATTTGACGGACAACAAGTTGAAGCACGCAACAATCCCCGAATGGACAGCAAGAGGTCGATGCGATTTTTATTAGACGACTACCTCCTGGTCATCGCGCACTGGAAGAAAGACGGAATAACCAAGCGGTATTACCGATGACCGACGACCAAATCATAGACCGCTGGCTTGAATCCCGCCGCTCTCCCCTTACCCGCGAGGGATACGCGGCGGATTTCCTGCGGTTCCGCGAGTTCATTGGCCACGATAAACCGCTCTCAGCGGTCGAGCTTGGCGACGTACAGCGATACGCGAAACATCTCACCCGCCAGAAGACGACCAAGAAAAAGAAATTGCGCGCATCCCGTCAGGCTCGGCTCTTAAATGTGATCAAGAGTTTTTACGCCTTCGCTGTCAGAGGCGAGTATCTGCCGAAGAATCCGACGCTGGATGTCAGCATTCCGAAGTCGGAGAATGCCTTGGCTGAGCGGTTACTTACTCGCGCCGACGTTAACCGTCTCATAGCCGCCGAAGACAACCCGCGCAATCAACTATTGCTGAAGGTAATCTTCTATTCTGGCGCGAGAGTGAGCGAAGCCATCGGCCTACAATGGCGACACGTCCGTGCGAACACACACGGCGGACAGTTGACATTGTTTGGCAAGGGCGCAGAAACGCGGGTTGTGGTGATACCGGCTGAGATTTACGGCGCTCTCCTGACTGAGCGGGAGCGTATCGGCGGAAAGGCGAATGATTATGTATTCCCTTCCCTGAAGAGTCCACAACTTTCCCGGCATCAAGTGGGCAGGATCGTCAAGCAAGCCGCGAAGAAGGCAGGCTTGACGCACGCCATCTCGACACATTGGCTGAGACACGCCAACGCGAGCATTGCACTCGACAATGGCGCGAATCTGATGGTGATTCAGAAGACGCTTGGACATCGGAGTATCGCCACGACGCAGAAGTATTTACACGTGAAGCCGGATGATTCGAGCGGGTTGTATCTGGATAAGAAGAGGTAGCAACAACCAAGATATGCTCCCTGTCATGCAAAAGAAGAAACTTCATACACTTAAAGACGTGATCATGGCTATCCAGGCTGCGGTAGCGTCAACAGGATCGCAGAAGGAGGTAGCCGGAAATCTCGGCGTATCGGCTCAATATCTAGGCGATGTCCTGAGCGGGAAACGCGAGCCGGGGAAAAAGATTCTGGATGGTCTCAAGTTTCGCAAGGTGGTTTACTATGAAAGCACGACAGAGCAATAGCAATAAGAATGTTTCGCTTTTGAAAGGAGCCATAATGTTATTAACCGATACTTTTGAGTGTGTATGGTGTAAGGATGCAGAAGAAATCAGTGCATCTCTGAAATCTACATCCGACCCCGCCGAATACACATTTTCTACTGACCGCTTAGGCGGCTATGACAACAAGACGGGCAAGCCGATCTGTGACACTTGCGCCGACGCCGCACAGGAAGAGATGATGAGTACCGCGAAGTACGAGCAACCACCAGCCCCGAAGGAGGGCGAGTGATAATGGCTCTGCGGATTCGCAAAAACGGAAGAATTTTATGCGCTGCAATGCACCCCGCAGAATCCGGCGATACATACATTGACGATGGATTGCACTATCATCTTTCGGTGGAAAAGAAAGTGATCTGCACCGAGCCACATGAGCAGCACCAATGCAGAGGCGAGTGGTGGTGGACTGGCAATGTACCAGAGGGAATTACAATAGACGATTTCTATCAACATCCCGCCCCGAAGGAGAGCGAATAATGATTATCAGCCACGGCAGCGATGCCGTTTACGATGACGACTGCCCTTGCAACCCGCGCATCACGCGCAACGGCTCATTCATTCAGGTGTATTTCACCGTAGCCGGAGTTCAGCATCACATCTCAATTCCGCATAAAGATTGGGTGAGGGCTGGTAATGAATTGGTCAATCACGGCGATACGCTCCAGCATCCCCGCCTGCGCACCTATCAGCCTGCATCGCACGAGACGATCAAAGCGCAGTATATGATGCTCGAATGGCTGAACGAGCAGATGTATCCAGGGAGTCGAGACGCGAAGGAGAGCGAATGATTCATATCGACTTTATTGACGATTCAGAATTGGAGTTGTTATTTCGCTGTGAATGTACGTCTGTACCGCGATTGGGAGAGTTGATCGAATACTGGCCTAACCGCGCAAATAGAGAGCAGGGACAGGACTGCGTGCACTTCACCGTTGTGCGAATAATCCACAAGATCACGCAGGATGAGATTGGCGATAAGTCGCGGCTTGAAACTGTGTTTTGCGTCTTGCAGCCGAAGGAGAGCGAATGATCCGCTTCATTCTCGGCTTTTACACTGGCTTCGTGTTCGCCTGGATCGTCCCGATCGTGCTCTACGGACGACCAGCACTTGACTTGCTCCAATTAACGCTGAAGAAGATTCAGGAGAGCGAATGAGCGACAAGCCACCATTTACCGTCAACGAAGAGTCACCCCTTGCCGAAGGGTTGCTGAGCCTAATCCCAAAGGAATATCCGCCCAGCATATGGCTCCTAAAGGTCGGTGATCACACTTATGAATTCTCCACGCCTACGACCTGCTTTTTTACAGTGTCATTTGTTCCAAATGAAGATGGCACACTTGATGTCCTCGGCAAAGATACCGAAGAAGAAGCACTGCGCGTGATTGGCAAAGCGAGATTGGTGCCATAAGGAGAACGAGCGAGCAATGACGACCTACAAAGCATACCTAACCGCCCTACTCGCGCAAGGCCCGGACGCGCTAGAAATCTGGCGTCGGCCCACGACCGAGATATTGGACGAGCAGGAGGGCGGAGAGGTGATTCCAATTGATTACAGCCGCATCCCCGGTGCAACTACGAGCAGGCGGCTCGACTTGCCGGAAGATGCCAAGAGGATGATCGCGTAAAAGCAAAAAGGCCGAAGAAGCCGGGGTATAGTTTCAGCCGATACCCTGAGCCTCTCCAGCCTTTTCCGCTTTGCGTGTTGTCTGTCGAATTAGATCATATCTCAGTTCTCTCCCCCGGTCTAACACTTTTTATCGGGATTATCTCAGCCGTCGTGCGCTGTGACCAGATGACCTTGGCCTGCTCAAGCATACGGATCACTTGATCCACTTGAGCGTAGGAGATAGACACGACTGGCTGACCCGGCAGAGATAAGTTGAAGCAGGGAGAGATGGTCACGCGGATAGCACTCCCGGTGTCCATTCAGACATCAGCCGACAAAGCATTGATGCGCCGCTCGTGCTCCTGCTGTGCGGCGAGCAAAGATGCAAGCTGCTGTTGGTTCGTCTTCCTCTTGAGCATTCTATCCATTGTCACCAACCACTCACCGGGAACAAACTCGAAAGTATTCTGTGTGACGAGGCAGGCTCGATTTTCCTTTGAGACAACATCGGTAACACCGTTGTCCTTGTACTCAGCTCTTATCCCGTTATAGTCCCATCGCCAACCGTCCGTTTGTCGCTCACCCAGAACGCGAATAGCCACATTGATGCGGGTCAGGAGTCTCGCGGCCAACGCTTCGACCCGGTAGAACTCTTCGATCCCTTTTACCTCGTCCGGCAGCATTCCGCTCAGACGTTCGGCTGTGTAGAAAGCCTTCGCCTGAAGCAGCTTGCTAATCGCCGCATCTTGATCTGTCGGGTTGATTGGGATGATCTCTGCTGATTCGTTCATATCTCTCCTTTTAGGCTTTAGCGCCGATTAGCGTTACTTTTAGCCCCGCCGCCGTGCCGTTGCCGACCTGATCGACATCAATCGTGATTTCCGCGTCGTCAGCTAATGCTGTATCGCTGATCACGGCGGGTGTAGCCGCTGTCGTGCTCGTTTCTTCGCCGTTGTCTATGGTGAGCTTCGTTGAGAGGATCGTTGACCCGCCCTCATTGACATCCACGGTGAAAGTCGAGCCGCTGGCCTGCGCCGTGGCTAAGTTCGCTCTGATGCCGGTCAATGTCATAGCGAAAGGCATGCGGAAGGTCAATTTCGCCGTACCTGCCGTTATTGCGGTCGTGTCGTCGCCAATAGCCAGGACGATAGCCGATTGCAGGTATTTCGCGTCAGCCTGCGCCTGCGTCAAGCCCGCCGAGGCTGAAGGCGTGACAGCGCCCGTCTGGAAAGCAATATCGTCGATATAAACACCAATCGCGCCGCCTGAGTCGGCAATGCGCAACTGGTTTATTGTGGTTCCCGCAGGCACGGCAAATTGACTGATCGGAATCGCCACCTGCTGATAGTCCGCCGTATTGCTTGAATCGAAGCCCCAATAGCCGCTTGCTAAGGTGAGCGTATTGCCTTTTTTGACCCCGCTACTTTGAAACTGAAGACGTAGGACGCGGTTATTATTCCAAGTGGCTTTCGAGCGCACAAATAGCACAAGGAAATCATAGCTATTCGGATCAATCGTACCGCTGCCTTTCGCGCCTTGAGCGTAGGCGTTATTGGCAACAGACGTTCCCTCTATGGTCTTCGTTCCGGCGTGCGGGTTGGTTATGCTGTTCACATTCCAGCCCGATCCACTTGTTGTCCAATCCCATTCCCCACCACCCGATCCCGCATTCTCGGCGTAGAGCGTGACGTTAGCTACGCTGGCTGGCTCGGTAGTATTCGCTGTCACGAGCACAAAGGCTAGTTTCAATTGCGTGCTCGGATCAATATCCGGCTCGCTCGGTTGCGCTGCCGCCGTGCCCGTGATCTTCACGACTGTGCCCGTCGTGTCAACCGCAATAACGTCTATTCTATCATTCGTCGCATCAGCCGCGTCAAGTTCAATCGTCTGCTCGGCTGAAGAGTACGCGGTGCCTTGAATATAATAATCCGCCGCGCTGACTCGAAAGATGTAGTCCGAAGACCAGACTACCTGCCCGCCGTGGACGAGAAAAGAATCCTGCGTTGCCTCGTCCACGGCTGTCTGAATAGTGGTAGTAATGGGTGAAGGTTTAAATATGCCCATGATTTATCCGATCACAATAATCTGATTACGGTTAGTTGCGGCGGCGGCGGCTGCCGAAAAGGAGTAGAACTTCTGGCCTAGCGGATAAAATAGATCATATCGCGTCGATGGGTCGAAAAGCGCATTGACTTCATGATCCGACAATGCGCGATTATAAATCCGCACGTCCCAGATGCGTTGAGTTGCGGAATTAGCGCCGCCGCCGATCTTGAAAGCGTCTGTTGACGTGACCGTATTGCCTACCACGGCGCTTCCCGACGTGCTCAATCCGTCAAAACTCAAAATGCCCGTCGTTCCTGTGCGCCGCAACACGCCCAGGTGCGGACGATGATTGATAATCGTCAAAGTAGCGACGTTAGTGCTCTGGATGGATGCGCGAAAGCTGTCATCATTGAACGAATTGCGCGCCATCATAAAGCCCGTCGATTCGGTCTTATCGACAATGCGCCCGTGCGTATCGGTATCCTGCGGGTGGAACCAGACGCTTACCGTGAAATCGCCTAGAGCCTGAGCAAAGCCGGTTACTTGATGGCCGCCGCTGGATGAAAAAGCAGCAGCGGGAAAGCCAAAATCTGATCCGCCCCATGCTTGTGAACCGGAGCTAATCGCGCCGCCGTTTCGCGTATCAATCATGCAGCGAATATTATTGCCGCCGTGGTCGTTCATGATCGGCCACCACGCAATCAGCCCCTGCGCCTGCTGCGACTCCCTATTAACCGTAAAAGGCAAAAGAGGAATGGTCTGCTGTGCGTCTCTAAAGTTCATTGTGTTTCCGGTGGGATGGCTTGAAGTTCAAAGTAATGATCGCCATCGGTGGCGCTCAGCCCAACACCCAGGTTATTGAGCCATGCAAGAGAGATATATCTGGAATGAATAAAGCAGACACCGGAGGCTACAAGAGCATCCGTCGTAGTCGTATCCGCGTTCACTGCGCCGATGCATGTAAGATTCCGCATTCGGTCTGTGGCGCTGGATGTGATGGATGCATCAGATGTGCCGATACGACCTGGTATATCTGTTGCGTCTTTAGCCTGCGCTAAATAAACAACAATCTGGGTGCCAGCGGTCACGGCCCCGCTCGTCTTGCTGAGAGCGAACCACCGATAAAAGCCGGGTTTCGCCCCTGTGCCTCTGTCGTATTGCGCGCTAACTCGAACGTGTCCATTTGAGATAGACGTGGGCGTAAATGTTACGTCTCCGCCACTCGATTTAAACACAACCGCTGTTTCCGGGTTGTAATATAGTTTTGAAGCCATGTGTTAAACCCTCTTTCCGATTAAGGTTACTTTCAATCCCGTGGCATCCCCTGCCGCGTCATCGTCCACGTCAATCGTGATCTCGGCATCATCGGCCAAATCGGGATCGCTGATTACTGCCGGGGTTGCCCCTGTCGTGCTGGTTTCTTCTGTAGCGTCGATGGTCAGCTTTGTTGAGAGAATGCTGCTCCCGCCTTCATTGATGTCCACCGTGAAGGTTCCCGAACTAGCCGCTGTCGTCAGGGATGCGCGCACAGCGGTCAAAGTCATTGCGAACGGCATACGAAAAGTCAATTTAGCGGTTCCCGCTGTTATCGCCGTCGTTTCATCGCCAATACCGAGAACGATAACCGTGGACGGCTGCGGACTGGCATGGCCCGGTGGTGCTAGTAACAATCGCCTGCTCATCGAACATCCTCAATAAAATAGGTGTTTTGTGGTATAATAGAAACGGCTCGAACAAGGGCGGATACCCTCGAACGAGCCTAACCTTATTATTCAAGATAGGAGCTTGAACAACTTGGCTAAGCCAATTACATCGCAAGACACCGCTAATTACAATTCCAACTCAACCTCTTCCGTAAAACTCTGTGCTTGCGGATGCGGAGAGCCTGCACCAATAGCAAAACGTAACTGTCCAAGGCGAGGGCATAAAATCGGCCAACCTTTGACATGGGTATCTGGACATCATGCTAAATGCCAGGTTTTCCCCGTCAGGCCATTAGCTGATCGTTTCTGGCCTCGCGTAAAGAAAAGCGACCATTGCTGGGAGTGGACTGGCTATCGAGATCGCAACGGCTATGGACACTTGCGCGTCAACCAAAAGATGACTCTGGCGCATCGGTGTTCATATGAAATGGCCTATGGCCCGATACCAGACAACCAACTTGTCCGCCATAAATGCGATAATCCGTCTTGTGTCAGACCTGGCCATTTAGAGCTAGGCACGCACGACGACAATGCATGGGATTCGGTAGTACGAGGCCGAAGGTGTCCTCAATCTCATCTAACAGCTAACGATGCAAGGCAAATTCGCTATATACGCAAAACCAGCGGCATGTCCTACACCAAGATCGCAAGGCAGTTCAATGTTACCGCAATGACCGTTTACCACATTGTCAAGCGGCAAACCTGGCGACATATCGACTAAGTAATTCTGTTGCAGAAGCCGTTGATCAGGATTACGTTTGCCGCTGCTGCAAATCCTCGCACGACTAGAGAATTAGTGATCAACCATCCAGGTATCACTAGCACAGGCCCGGATTCGGGCTGAATCGTGATCTCAATCGTGTCATCTGGCGATGTCGTACCGCCCCACTCAATCGTTAGCTTTCTGGCTACCGTGTCGGCGTTGGCCGCGTATAAAAATAGCTCATCCAATGCGGTCGCATGTGCCGTGTGAATGGTCGTTCCCGGCGTGCTGGTTGCCGCCACCTTAATATTTTTGCCGTCTGTGCTGCCTGATAGTTTGACTTTTGTATAAGTAGCCAATGCTTAAACTCCTAACTACAAACTTCGACGCCTAACTCATCGAAGCCCGCCACTGAATCCGCTGCCCTTGGGAAGTCGAAAACTTGAGATGGGAGTATCCAGTCACCGTTGCCGAACGAGCTTGGCGATACCTCGCGGTACGTGTAGCGAATCCAAGGGTAGAGACTTCTTAAGCCGTCGCGCTTTGAGTAGAACTTCGCTACAAGGCGCGTCTGTAACGTGGCCTCGCCTGAATCGGCTAGCTCATCAACGTTTGTGTAGGTATAGGTAGGCGAGCTTAACCCAGTCACGCTGCGTAGTAGCGTCGTGCCGTCCGTTTTATACAGGTCTATCTCCCACGTCACGCCGCTTTCCGATGCCTCAGTCGTCGCGCTTTGTTTATGCACCTGCGTTACTACCAACCGCGAATGCTCGCGCCAGGTAAAGACGACATCGCCGGAATCCTGCTGCTCGTTCGTATAAGAGCCGCCGAGAAGAACGTAGTACGGCGGAAGTGGACGATACGCTCTTTGCTGCGTCGTATAGCTGCGATCCGTGGCTTCACTTGATGTCAGCTGATCGCGCATCGTGCGCGTGAGTGCTTCAAAAGTGACGGACTGACTGGAGCCTAAAGGTTTGCCGAAGATTGCCGCTCCAACGGCGAAAAACCAGATGCGCGTAAAAGGCGCGTGCGCCAATGGTGGAGTGTCCATAAGCCCGCGCCAAACGTTATTCAGCGTCAAGGTGCTACCGTTGTCAGTCACATTCTGGAATGCTATCCATTCGTGTGCTGCCGTAGCAGGATCGCCAAGGATGGCCAAGGACGCGCCTTGTGTTGGGATTGTCGTGGTTGTCCCCGCCTCAACGTTATCCTCATCAACAAGGCTTTCAATGATAAGCGTACTACCAGAATCAAAATCTCCCACGCTCACCTGCGGGTAGGTGTTCTGTAGCGTTCCGGTTGCGGCAAACTCAGCATCGAGAAATTCGATTTCAGCATCAAGAGCGCCGTCGTAAGCAACGTGCGTGGAGTCCGGCCTTGCCGCGACACCAAACACTTTCGGCACATCGTTACCAGCTAAAAGATACGGCATCTCACCCACCGCGCCCGTCGCGTCTGCCGCTTCACCCGCGAGCGGGTCAGTCCAGACCGTGGGATCAGGATCGCCGTATGTAGCAGTGCCAGCGGCGAAAACGTCCTCAATCGCATTGATGGTGATCGTGCCGTCGAGAATTGTTCCGAACTTGATGTTCGCCACGCGAAGCACCATGTCCGTGATGCCCTGTTCCGTCCACGTGAACTTGAACAATGAGCCGGGATAGTAAAGCCACGTCTTACGGTCGGCCTTGACGGTGAGCTTGGCGAGCGGTGTCGCCAGCACCCGCCCATCACGAGCAGCAAGCTTATTCGCCAAGCCTATCGACGGACAGCCACGATATTGCACCTCGGCGGCTTCGGTGACGCCCATGGCTTGGACGTTAGCTAAATCTTGCCAGTAGGCCGTGGAATCGCCGAAATCAGGCTTTGTCTGATCGGTGAATGTGACGCGAAGTGTATTCTTTGTGTCTTCCCACGAGCCGCGTGTAAAAGACTCGATAGCGAGAAAGTCGTCATTGGTGAACGTGGCTAAATCGCCTACGGTGTAGTCGGCCCTGGCAAGCTTCACCTTGATCAATCCGGTCTGTAAGTCCGTCCAGATCGTGCCGTTTACATATCTCTGTAACTCCGCGACCATCTCCTCGACGGGCGATGTAGTATTCCAGAGATAGCTAAAACCCAGTCCTTCGCCCCAACAGGTAGATGCGGCCCCGGCGAATGACCCGGCACCATCAATTTGGGATTCGTCAATGCCCATCCCCCAGTCGGTGTTCGTCAGGCATTCGTACAGGCACTCTATCGGGTTCGCATGAATACCTGATCCTTCTTCCGGCGTATCGCCGCATCGCCCGATAACGCCGTTGGAAACAAGGATCGGCTGTCTGCGTACTTTGAAACTGATCGGCCAAAGTCGCGCCGCGTTGCCGATATAGCCGGATGTCTGCCCGCTAACCGTTAAGCCCGAACTCGGCCCGTGCCAAACGAAATAGGCCATGTCTTTATAGTTCGGCATCTCAAGACCCCTTTGATCTTCCCAATAATCATTTGGGTCTTGCGGGCTGGCCGGGTAGTCTTCGCCGATATACCAGTATCCAAGGACGCGCACGCCTCCTTCCTGCTTCTCAGCGCCAAAGAATGACGGCTTGTTGATCTCCACCGGAGTCGTCGCGCCGTTGGCAAAGGCCACGCCTGACCAGGCCACACGGTTATCAATGAGGACTTCAGTTAGCTTTGCGCCTTCCAACCCTTGCGGCGTCTTGCCGTAGCAGACACCAAAGACCATGCCCAGGTAATAGCGATAGCCGGTAGTGGGACGCAGAAGGTAGCCGACTAAGCCGCCTGTCAATGCGGCTAGAAGCCCGCTCGATTTGATCTTCTCACTGCGAAAATCGAAGTAGTCTAAAAGCTGTGCACCTTCAATCAGACACGTGCCGAAAGGCACAGCGATAGGTGCGGTCGGGTCGGTCTGTGGCAGTTCGATTTCCGTCTCACGCTTTACTTTGCGCCCGGAAAGAATACTGCTCAGATAGTTCAGCCCAATTTGGACGATGAGCAAGGCCCACAACGGCATCTATATTTCCGGTGCTCCCTGCTGTGCGCCGCCCTGCGTTAAGCCTTGGGTGAACGGGTTGCGGTTCGGGTTGGTGAAAAAGCCGTAAAAGTTACGAATGTTGCCAACACCTGCCACAAGCGAGCCGCCCGAAGGAAAGAATTTACTCCGGCATGTGCTCTGCTGGCGGTCGCAGCCCGCGAAAATCGTCACCGTATCCGTCACGGCTAAATCATCGAAGTCGAGCATTAAGGTCAAAACTGCTCCTGCATGATCCGTGATAAATCTTTTGCTCCCATCAGCCATCTGCATATAGCCGCCTGTGTAGTAATCGTCGGCCACAGCAGGCATACCGGAAACCGTTACTTCCAAACCGTCTATGTCTGTCACGGTCACGCTTGCATCAAAGTCCGTTGGATCAACACCGCAGCGGGATCCGTACAGTTGTAAATTGCAGGTGAGTTGGTATCTTTGATACAAGCCGAGCCGCTGCATTTTTGCGAGCAACGGTTCGACCAGCATCACAGCTTCCTTACCGCGAAAATCACACGAACGGACGCTACCCTGAAACCAAGCGATTACTTCGCTGTCTGACTCATGCTTCCTGTACACCACGACCGGCACTTCACCATCAGGCGGCGATGATCGAAAGAAAGCCGCTACCGTGTTATCACGCGGGACTGTGATTTGAGTGCGCAAGCTGGCCGCGTCTCTCGCATGCTCGTACTCAGACATCGAAATAGGTATTGCGGTGTACGTCCCATCAATGGCAGGCGTGCCTATGGATAAGGTCACGTCACGGCTAGAGTTGTTATAGCGGTAAGTGGTCGCACCAACGGTAAACTTGTAATACTCGAAAAGCTGAGATAGATATTCGGAAACTTCAACCGTGTTATATGACATGGATTACTGCTAGGTGGGAACGTTCAATAATTCTCGGAGTCTAACCACGCTTCTCGCGACACAGCTCGTCTGCCAAGCGATCTCAACCGTGTCGGATTCAAGACGGCAATAACGCAAGTAAGACAAGCGCACTTTGTCAACATCGGATGAGTGGGTTGATCCTCCTATCGCTATGTCTAGCGTTTCCGTCCCGTCGCCATTATCCACTACGGCAGTGCCGCGAACATAAATCTGATCGCCTTTGTTGTAGACCACGCCATCACGTTCATAAATCAGCACGAAATCCTTGCGCCCATCGGCTAGGTTGATGAGCGACGTGTAGCCGTTGGATGCATAAGTCACATCGACGCTCGACATCGCTGTAAGCTCAAAATCCTTTTCCCACGACGGAATCCAGAATGGGACACGACGACCTTTGCGACGATCAAGAAAGCCGAGCCAGGAACTTATCTCGGCGCGGTTCTGAAAGGTTTCCGCATAGGGAATCAATAACGTCGGGTCATCCTGCGCGCCAGCATCGAGATTTACCAAGCCAGTCTCGAAGTCAATCTCTTCTCTCGAATGCTCGTAGCCGAAGGGTAAATCTTCGCTTGCCTCGGTCGAGTCCGTGAATATATCCACATCACGGTACTGACTGGGTGATAACGTTGTTATGCGATTCGTTGACGGCGAAGCTTCATCAACTTCAAAGACGATCTTGTACGGCCTGACATCGTGCGCTATCTGCGTGCCGTCAACGCGGGATGAGATGCGAGCGAGACGCGCAGGCGCAACCACGGTGCCGATAGGCCAGGTTGAGACGAGATTTTCTTCCAGTGTGAGACTGGATGCGCCTACCGACTGGATCGCCACGACTTCGTAGGAGGATGGAGAACTCCAGAGGATAACGTAATTATTCGTGTCGTAGTCGTAGGTAGCCGTGCTGACCGTAACCGTCGCCGTTCCGCTCGTTGCTGCTGTGGTTAATCTCTGCCCATCCGTCCATATCGGCAGCATCACACTCGCATCCATTGACGACCAGATCAGATTATCCAGGCGCGAGCGCAAGAGCGGCGTCTGCGCGAGGATGGAATATTCCAAGATGCGGCGCGGATAGACGCGCACCTGTCGCCGTTGCTCCGAAGCATCCCGGTGGCGCATCACATCGGTGCGCCACGATAGACGCTCAATGATGGGATCGGCGTAGTTGTGAATGAATGACCAGACGCGACCACCATAGGCCATCTAGCTAATCCCCAACGCCGCTCTGAACTTCGCCGGTGAGCGTGAAATCCGATTGACGATAACCTGCTCACCCGCCGCAGAGTCAATAAACTCACCCGCAATTGCCGGGTCGATCACGTTCACCAGGCGTACGCTCGCGCCCGATTGACCGGATGCCTGCGGTGCTTGCGCCACAAGTCCGCCCTGAGCGAACGATCCATAGGATGGTAAAGCGGGACGGTAGGCCGAAAGCGAGCCTAAATAACTGAGAACCCCCTGCGGCGTGATCGCCCCTTGACGGATCGCTTCAAAGAATCCCGCGCCCCATTCACGCACCGATGATTGCGGCATTACATACTCGCCAGCGTGAACAATGCCAGCCGGTTCATACTTCCCGCCTTCGCCTGTATAGCCGCCTTCAGCGAAGCCGAAGACGCCACCAATGGATTTGATGACGGAGAGAATAGCTGAGCCGATCTTCGATAGCACGCTGCCGAGGCTGCTCCCAATACCGCCGATAAAGTCGCCAAACTTGCTGAACACTCCCTGCAACTTATCAAACAGTCCATCGAAAAAGCCCGCCACCTGACTGGTAAAACTCTTCTGCTGCTGTTGCGCCGCTGCATCAAGAATGTCTTGGGGCGGATTGATCTGGAAATTGCCGATAGAGCCGAGAGCGCCGCGTCCGGTAAGAGCCGCCGTGTTTGCCGTTAAGGCCGCCGTATTCGCGGTCGTGGCTGCGGTGTTGGCGATTGTCGCGGGATCGACAGAATCT